CAGTTTGATCTTGAATCTGCCCGCGCCGAGAACGCGCGGCTGCAAAATGAAAACGCATCTTTGCAAACTCAAGTTGCGGAATGGGAGGATTTTGTTGAGAAAACCACCGCCCTTATAAGCGCAATAGCTGACGCTGTGGAGGCGAAGCCGTGATCACTCAACTCACCCCGCCGATCCCCATGCGGACGCCCCTTGGCAAAGGCATGGCGCAGATGGTTATCGATTATGGCGTCGAGCATGACCTTCTGTGGGTTGTGTTCCAAAACGACACTGGCGAATGCTGGTGCTGGGGCAATCAGGACATCCGCGCCCAGAACAACATCACGATTGGCAGGGACATCAAAACATGAAGCCCAAGCAGCGCGCCCCTTTTACGCAGGAGGAGCGCGAGAGCATCCGCAAGCGCCGGCTGGAGGGTATATCTCTTGAGGATATTGCTAAAGAGTTTTCCTGCTCGCGCGTTTCCGCACAGAAGATCTGCGCCAACCTGATTGAAAGGACATTCCAAAGCGGGAAGCCAATCAGCCAGGAGAAGATTGACCAGATCATAGCCTACCGTAAAGAAGGCCGGGCCCAGCCTGACATTGCCCGCATGGTCGGCGTCAGCCTGAACATGGTAACAAAGTACACACCGCCAGATCTTAAGATCGCCCGCCCTAGGGGTGGCGAGAAAAAGAAGCGCGTGCGTGTGCGCTGGTCACCCGAAAAACCTCCAGGCGCGGTCGGCTCATCCCGCTGGACGAAGGAGGAGACAAAGACGTTACGCGCGATGATAGATAAAGAAGCGCCACTGCGGGAAATCGCAATCGCATTGCAGCGGTCATACGTCAGCGTGAAGGACAAGATAGGGCGTTTGGCTAAGGCTAAGGTCGAACCAAAGAAGGTGCTTCAGATTGATTTTGAAAAAAAACCAAAGTTTGTCCTTGCAAAGTGCCTGAAGTGCTTAAAGATGTTTGACAGTTTCGATCCGCGCAAGAACCGTATTTGCGCGCGATGCAAAAGCAGTGAAGGATGGTCTTAATGGTTGATAATATTGGACTAACCGCCGGGCCGGTGATTTCCACAAACGTGGAAGCTCATTCACTGCACGAGATAAGTTTTGAGTGGAAGATCGTGGCCATCTGCAACCGCAGGCGCATGACATGGAAGTGGTACATGGACGGGACTGAGGCAATGAAGATCCGCCCTGCCGTGGATGATGGCAGCATCATTATGGTGCAGCGCCGGGATGCTGATGCCACCGTCCTCCTGGCCAAGTGGGCGAAGATGGTATGATCATCTGTGGCATTGACCCAGGCCTGAGTGGCGCCATCGCCTGGATTAGCAGCGAGGGGGACGCGCTGATCTGCATCGAGGATATGCCGGTCATTAACGTGAACGGCAGGAACAAGGTGAACGCATCCGCCCTGGTGAAGCTCTTGAAGGACCGCTGGGCCGATCTGGTGGTGGTGGAGGAAGTTGGTGCCATGCCCGGCAATGGCGGGGTGAGCATGTTCAACTTTGGCTACTCAGCAGGCATTCTGGAGGGCGTGTGCGCCGCCCTAGGTTGTTCGCTTAGGATGGTAAGGCCGGCGGTGTGGAAGCGTCAGGCGGGCGTCCCTGCGGACAAGGGGGCATGCCGCATGATGGCCCAGCGCTACTGGCCTGGGGCAAACTATTTCGGTAGGGCGAAGGATGACGGTAGGGCAGACGCTGCCCTATTAGCAAAATGGGGGATCAATCATGTTTAAGCCACTGTTCACCAAAAGTTCTCAGTCGCCTTATGCGGCACCTGAATGGATTGATGCCAATTGCCCGCCGGCAGTGCTACGCGGCAGGCTTAAGGCCAATCTGGAAATTGCCGAGCAGGCGGCGCCTGACAGCCTGGAGAGGCACAACTGCATGAAGCGCGCGGCCCACTTAGAGAAACTGCTTCAAACTAGCGTTTGAGCAAACTGTTCCATGTCAATTACGCGCTTGGTCCAGCCGTTGCCGAACACTTTAAAGGTCGGCAGATCCTCGAGGTATTCCATGCGCTCATTCTGGTACATGGCGATGCAGGTCTTGGGCCCGTAATAGGCCCACCAGCTTGCCACAGCGGCCAGGGTCTTGGGCCCCATCTCACCGTCAGGGGTGACGCCAACAAGCTCCTGTAGGGCCCTCACAGCGCGCCTGGGGCCACTGTTCACCGCCCAGTCAAACACGCACACATCCAAGCCGCTGGGTAGGTCATCGCACTTGCACTTATCCCAGTAGCCCTGACCGTAGATCGCCAGGAGATGTTCTTCTGGGATGGCCTTAAGCTCCTCCACCGTAGCCTGCCGGCCCAGATGGGCACTGTACGTCTTCAACGTCACACCCTTCATGGTGGCGCCGCCAGGGTCGAGAGGGTGCTGGGAGAAGCCGCCTTCTGCCGCAATGGTCTTCCGGTAAGCCTTGGCGAAGTTGTTTTGCATCAGCCTCGAGCCTCCAGGGCATCAACCTTGGCGCTCAGTTCATTCACGGCATTCACCAGGAGGGCGATCACGGCATTGTAGTTGAGGGACATCAGCCCATCGCCGTTAGGGTCGCTTGCCGGCGCAGGGCCTGTGATTTCCACCGCCTCAGGCAGCACGGCAGCAACGTCCTGGGCCAGGAGGCCGGCGTTGATGATCGGCTCTCCATTCATCTTGGTGATGTCGTTGCGGGTGTAGGTCAGGCCGGTAAGCCGGGCGACCCTTCCAAGGGAGTTTTGGATGCGCTGCTGGTTATCTTTGATTCTCTTATCAGAAGAGACAATCCAGCCTGTAGGAGCGGTTGCGTTACCATCATTCCTAAATTCATATACAGCAGGAGAGCTAGTGCCGACAACAAATCTTGCCCCAGCGTAAGTCGTTCCGTCATTGTAAAACTGGAATATGCTTTGAAAGCCGCCAGGAGATGATCCAATTGTATAACTATAATACGGCGGCCCGCCCGGCGACTGACCTAAAACAGTGTTGCTGCCAACTGTAAAACCCCCGGTGGTTACCGTGATGGCATTGGCCGTCAGCGTAGTGCCGTTGAATGTTAATCCGCTAGTTCCAGCAAGAACGCCATTACTATTATATTGAACATAAGTGTTTGAGCCAGAAGCGACAACTGGAGTTCCAACACTCAACTTCATGCCAGTGGCGCTGCCGTCGCAAGATACAATTGTCCTGTATCCCTGCGGGATAATAATTGATGATCCGCCAGCAGCAGAAACCATATAAATTGAGAAGGCGCCGCTGGTGTTGTTGGTGACCGTCCATTGGCCGCCAATGCCCGAAGGTATGCTATAAGTCACGTTGGCGCTTATGGAGCCAGTGACATTGATGAAGAGCGGCTGATATTGAGCAAGCGTCAGGGTCACAGTGCCCGACTGGCCCGTGGCATTCAACGCAGTTGACCCACCCAGCGCCCCATCCAAAAGCGTAAAATCGCCGTTAAGAGGGGTGTTCCAATTAAGGTCGTTAAGGGCTGGAAGCGCAAGCGCCTTATTGGTGGTGTAGGTCGATGCCATGATACTCTCTCCTTAGATCGCTTGATCAGCCAGCGACAGGGCCTTCGCCACCGTCTCGTCCGGCATGTCCAGAATAGGCTTCGTGTTGCCGTTGTGAGCCTTCTTGGCCCGATCGGCAGCATTAATCAACGCCTGCGCCTTTGCCCTGTGGTGGCTTGTGATGCGGCCACCTGAGGCGCGGGTGGGGCGGGGGGCGGTGACGACTGTTTCGGGGATGGTGGCAAGGCGCTGCTGCGTTTCTTGCGAGTGGGTTTGCACATGGGCGTTCCATTGCGCCAAAGCGCGAGCCAATTCACTGACGCGCCCAATAGCAGAAGGATTTTCGTTAAGTAGCTGCATCACAAGGCGTTCTTTGTCGGGCGCGTTTCCAGAAAGAATTTCAAGGATATTTCTGCTTGTGCGATCCCTGGAGGCAGAAACTACTTTGCTTATAATTGGAAGCGTTCCGGCTCCAGCTATACCACCAATCACAACGCCTTCAATAGATGGCATGACTCGGCTGGCAAGCGCCGCTCCAGCAGCGGCAGCACCACCCACGGTTGTGACCTGTCGAAGGAATTGGTTGAGACGATCAGGCTCTCTTGCCCTTAAATTCCCCACGCTTTCAATGATGCTGCTAACTTGGGTTGCGCGCCGCATTTGATCAAAAGCACCAGGGGAGACTTCATTCAAAACAGTGCGCCACTGATTTAGCGCCCTATTATCAGTAGTGTTAAAAATGTTTCGTGCTTTTTTAGGGTCATCAAAAATAGCAGACAAAACGCCACGGGCAAACGTCTCTCGATCTAAAGTAGTAAACGTGCTGTTAAATTCATGCAATTGACGCCGCAATTCTCGCGTGGGAAGGTTGAGCGCGCCATTACCCGCTTCAAAAGCAGTTCTTCCAGTAATAAATCTTTGCGCGTCGCGCATGATGTCATCATAATTATTAATTGTTCCTAATTCAGCTCTTACGGTTGCACGCAAATCGTTGGCCGTGCCACGGTTTGCTCTTTCACTAAACGCAATTGTTTGAAGTTGTTGTTTTACAGCATCCCAAAACTCAGGATCAGCCGTAATAACATTGCCATTGTCCACGGCCCGAACCACTCGACCATTTTGAACAACAAATGGCATGACAGGATTGGTTCTATTTCTTGCT